CGTAGCTGATCACGGTTGCTCCACAATGGAGCGTCCAATTTGGAACCGACTTCGGTAAAACTCTTGTCAGTCGGTTAGCTCGCCCGTAGCTTGCCGCGCCATGGCGAACCTCGCAATGGCGGCTGGTAGGGCACCCAGTGGCGTTGCCATCGCCGCATTCAACCGCGCAGTTTTCGCGATGTACGGCACGTCGTGTCATCTCTGTGGCGGACCCGGCGCCAACACGGCCGATCACCTCATCCCACTATCCGAGCGGCCCGACCTTCGGTGGGACATCGACAACGCGCGTCCGGCGCACCGTAGCTGTAACAGCATGCGCAAGGATGCACCGCTACCATCCACATGGGACGCCGGATGGTAGCGGCGATCGCGGATGTCGTGAGCGGTGACGTGCGCGTCACCTTGACGACGCTGGCCGCCGGCCTGGCCGAGCGCATCGACACAGAGGTCGACGACGATATCCGACTACGGACAACGCTCGTTCTCCTGCGCGCGCTCAGAGATCTCGAGCAACTCGACCGCAACCGTGGAACGCGCGTGAATGCTCCGGCCAATCCACTGGACACCTTCCTCGCTGAGAATACGAGCCAACGATGAGCGCCATCGTTGGGTGCCAGGAAGCCACCACGAGACTGATTCCTGACGGTCGATCGGACACTCGCGCGCAACGGCTTGCCGAACTGTGCGGCATGCAGCTTGACCCGTGGCAGTCGGAGATTCTGAACGAGAGTGGCCGGCGTACTGAGGATGGCAAGTGGTCGGCATTCGAAGTGTGCGCGATCGTGCCACGACAGAACGGCAAGTCGTACATGATCGTCGCTCGCGCGTTGGCCGGAGCGTTGCTCTACAACGAAAAGCTGACGCTCTACAGCGCGCACGAGTACCGAACCGCGCGCGAGGTATGGCGCCAACTCGTGGATATCTGCACGGCTGAGTACATGAAGCCGTACGTGTCCAAAGTGGTCATCAGTCCCGGCTCGGAGACGGTGACGTTCACCAATGGGAACCGGTTCAAGCTCATCGCTCGCACCCGTTCGTCCGGCCGTGGCCTGTCGCCAGACTGCATCATCCTCGATGAGGCGTTCGCACTCAACGACGAAGTGATGGCGACACTCCTACCGTCCACTTCGGCCAGACCGAATCCGCAAGTGATGTACTTCTCTTCGGCCGGTACATGGGAAGCGCAGGTACTACTACGGTTGCGGCAACGCGGGCATGCGCGCGTCAAGCCACGATCGTTTGCTTACTGGGAATGGCACGCGGATCCCACGGACGACCCGGGCGACCCGCGTGTCTGGGCGGCATCGAACCCGGCCTATGGTCGTCGACTGACGGAAGCGGCGATACAGACCGAGTACGCCACGATGACGCGCAAGTCATTCATCCGCGAGCGGCTAGGGGTCTGGTCTGAGTCTGCGGTCGAAAGCGTGCTCGCCGAAGACTCCGTGATCCCGTTGGTCGTTCCCGTCCCGCAACCCCCTACCGACGGCCGCCGGATTGCCTGGGGGGTTGACGTTGCCTGGGACCGATCGGCCGCAGCGATTGCAGCAGCATTCACCGGAGACGATGGCATCCCGGTAGTGACGATCGTTGATCGCCGGGGCGGTGCGGGGTGGGTCGCGCATCGCCTCGGCGAGCTATCCGTCCGCTACGACGCGAACCATGTCGCCTATGACGCTCGTGGAGGGATCACGGACGTCATGGAACGCGCCGAGCGTGACTACCAGGTGATCGGCGCCGGTCTACGGCACAGCGACTATCCGGCGGCGTGTGCCGCCTTCGCTCAGCGTGTGGCGGAGGGCAGCGTCCACATTGCACAGGTTCCAGATCTGGTCGCCGACGCAGCCAAAGCAAGTGCTCGCTACCTCACCGGCGGTTGGGTATGGGATCGAAAGACGACGACGCCACCGACGGCGTTGATTGCGGCCACGTGCGCGCTCCGTGCGCTCGACGCTGGCGACGACGGTTCAGCCATAGCGATCTACTAATGACTTCGGAGCGGATGGTGCGTGACCCATCCGCTCCGACCAAACGAGGGAAGGTGACATGCGTAGCGCACTAGCCAGGCGAGCACGCTCGCTTTCACCGTCCATTGTGTACGCTGGGGGAAGCCGCGGTGGCTATACCAATTACGGCGGTGGATATGGTTGGGGTGGCGGCTCGCGCTTCTACGTGGGTGCGACGTCGCGGCCACCGACCAATGTGGAGCTTGGCCGGCCGGGTGACTTCGTCGAGGGTGCGCACGTCTGGGGACCGCAGGAAGGTGACGCCGGCTTCCCACACTCCACGCGGTGGAAGGGTTACCCGTCCGGCTGGGAGCAACCGTTCTATGCCGCTAGTCCGGGTGGACCGGGTGGCCTATACCCATCCACGATAGGTGGTGGCGGTTGGGGTAGCCGGTACCTCGGTGGCACCATGCTTGAGGGTCGAGTGTCCACTGTGTTCGCGTGCGTGGATCTGATCGGCCGTTCGCTGGCGTCCATGCCGATCCTGACGTCGATGGACTCGTCGCCGGTACCGAACCCGGCATGGGTCGACAACCCAGAACCGGCTGTCTACGTGTCCATGGTGGACGCCATGAAGGCGATCGTTAACTCCCTGCTGATGCGCGGGGCGGCGTTCATCGTGGCCACGGCGCGCCACCCGAGCGGCATGGTCGCGCGGTGGGTTGTCCTCAACCCGGACATGGTGGAGATCACCATGGATGAGTTCGGCATGCCGACGTACTTCATTCGTGGTGTGGGGATCGTGCCGCGCTCGGAGATCCTCCACATTCGCTACCAGGTTTGGCCGGGTATCCCGTTCGGCGTCGGACCGCTCGAGGCAGCATGGCGCAACACGGTAGGTGCGGACGCGCTCGAGCGTTGGGGTACGGAGCTTGCCATCGGCAACGGCATTCCAACCGCGATACTCCAGTCTCAGACGAAGCTGACGGGCGAGCAGGCTCGGGCGCTCAAACAGTCCTGGGCCGAAGCGGCGATGACGCGCGGTACGTTGCCGGTTGTCCTCAGTGGAGGGTTAACGTACACGCCGCTCAATCTCAAGCCGGCTGAGGTAGGTCTGCTCGACCTGCGTGCGTTCGACGAGGCGCGCATCGCCTCGTGTTTCGGGGTTCCGCTGTGGCTAGTCGGCTTGCCGATGCAGGATGGCCTGACGTACGCGACCGTCGTCGGTACCTTCGACTACTTCTGGCGGGCGACGCTACGGCCGTTGAGTGTCGACATCATGCAGGCATTGACACAGTTCTGCTTGCCGGTTGGTGTCGCGGTCCGCCACGATGCCGACCACTTCATCCGACCGGCACTTCCCGAGCGCGCGCAGGCGTACAAGATCCTCGTGGACTCGGGAATCGTCACCGTCGATGAGATCCGGGTGTGGGAGAACATGCATCCAATGGGCGACCAAACCGCGCTCATCATGGCGCAGCAGACGAACGGTGAGATCTGATGGCCGCCGATCCCAAGAAGCCATACGGTGACGTCACCTATGCCGACCCTGGTTACCAGGAAGACGGCATTCACCGGTACCCCATCGACACCGAGAAGCACGTACGCAACGCCTGGTCGCGCATCAACGATCCGAGCAACGCCAAGCAGTACAGCGCCGAGAACCTCGCTCGCGTCAAGGCGCGCATCGTCTCGGCCGGCAAGAAGTACGGGATCACGTTCGCCGAGCAACGCTCGGCCGGCCGCACGTTGCACCTTCGTAGCGTGGACATGCAGCTCCGCGCGATCGGTGACGGGCGCACCGTTGAGGGTCGAGTTGTGCCTTACGGCGAGGTGATCGAGTTCGATGAGGACGGCCTACCCGGCAAGGAGAGGTTCGTCCGGGGCGCGCTGTCGCGGATGACGTCGGCATGGGACCGGGTACACCTCTACCTCACGCACCTCGATACGCCGTTTCTTGAGCTGGGCTACGGCCGGACTCTCGAGGAACGCGCGGATGGCGCGTGGGCCACCTTCCGGTTGCATCCGAGCGTGGCCGATCGGGCGCGCGAGCTTCTCACCTCCACGCATCGTGGTCTGTCCCTGGCGTTCCACTCGCTCACCCATCATCGCGATTCCGATGGTGTGGTGAACCGGCTACGGGTGCACGTTCAGCACGTGGCCGCCGTTCCTGACCCGGCCTACGCCGGCGCGTTCGTGCGATCCGTCAGGGAAGCCCTGGGGGTCGACGGTGCACCGGACACCGAGGAAGCCGTGATCTTGGCTGAGAATGGCGCTCAGGGCTCCGCGCGGCCACGTTTGACGGAAGCCCTGGCCGACTTGGCGATGCTCCGGCGGCCCGCTGAGGAACGCGCCATGATCGACCGCTTGCGAGGTGAGCGATCATGAAAACGCTCCGGGTCGGTTCGTTGTGCACCGGCTATGGCGGCATTGAGATGGGATTGCGTTCGACCGGTCTGGATATCGACGTGCGTTGGCTGGCGGAGACGGAACCGGCGTTGACGTCACTGCATGGCGAGACTCCCAATCTTGGCGATATTCAGCGGGTCCGATGGTCGCGGGTCGCGCCGGTCGACACGTTGACCGCTGGTTTCCCTTGCCAGCCGGTGAGCCTCGCCGGTTCGGCGCTTGGAAGTACTGACCCACGCTGGCTCTGGGCGGCCGTCCGTAGGGGTATCCGGGCCATGTCGCCTGACCGCGTCTTCATTGAGAACGTTGACAGTCTGGTGACGTACGCGGGTGGGCAACTGTGGAGCGTCATGCTCGGTGATCTCACCAGACTGGGCTACGGCGTGCGGTGGCTGACTATTGGCGCTTGCCACATCGGGGCAGCACACCATCGCCATCGCGTGTTCGCGCTGGCCACCCGTGGAAGTGGGATCGTGCGTCGGGTTCCCGCGCTCCCTTGTGGACGGAACGGCCTGCTACCAACTCCGATTGCGCGCGACGGTGACCACCGAGGCGAAGCTAGCTCGCAGTTCTGGATTGAGCGCCGGGCGCATCGTGGTAAAGGGATTCCGCTCGGCGCAACGCTGGTGACGTTGCCGGGACACTGGGGACCGTACGGGGACGCGATATTGATGCATGAGGCACGGTACGGCACCGCACCGCGAGCAACGGAGACGAACCGCAACGGCACGCCTCGCCTGGCCGCCGAGTTCGCGGAATGGTTGATGTGCCTGCCATCCGGTCACGTGACGTCCAAGCTGGACCGCGTGGCGGCACTACGGGCCATCGGTAACGGTGCCTGCCCACCGCAGGTAGCTCGCGCATGGGAGTTACTGACATGAGACCCGCGAGAGTCGATCTGGCCATCGACACCGGCGCTGTCTTCGCCAAGGGGTTCAGGCTCTACCGCGAAACCGGTTCGCCGAAGCAAGCGGTTGCTGTCGCGGTGGGTGAACGCATCTACCTCGACGAGCGACCCGAGCTGGTCGCGTTCGTCATCCCCGAGTCCGGCGGCGTACACCTGCGGTTCCGCCAAGGGCTCTGGTGGGAACCGCACATCTGGTTGCCGAACACGGAGCTTGTCATGCCGGCCGTGGCGCAGACGTTCATCGATGCGCAGGCCGGTTGGCGGGACATCGACGGCCGTCCGGTCGCGCTTCCCGTAGTGCTCAGCGATGCCGACACCTTGGCCACGATCCATCTCACCGATGCGGAGACGTCGAACCTCACGCCGCATGAGGGTGTGTGGCCGTGGGACCTCTACGTGTCCACCGTGGATGGTGGCGGTTGGCAACGGGTGGCGGAGGGTTCCATGTCGATCGTGGCCGGGCAGACGTTCGCACCGGTACCGACGCCGGTCCTGATCGGGGTGAACGCGAGTGTCTGACTTCGATGAACGACTCAAGGTGATCGATGAGGGGCTCACGCTGTCGATGGGTGTACCACCGGTAGGCGTCCTCGGTACCACCACGCTAGACGAGGTACTGACTCAGCTAGTGGCACTGCAAGACATGGTGAGCGATCTCAACGCGCGAGTGCTGACGCTCGAGCAGCAACCAATGTAAGGCAACGTACGTCACAGCAAGGCAACGCAAGTAAGTCCACATTAGAGGCACCGTTCACGGGCACCGCGACAGACAGTCGTCACCCCCCGATGGATCACCCCTCAGGCGGACGGGAAGTCATCCGATCGTCAAAGGGAAGGTGTCCATAGTGGACGCAATGTTGAAGAAGCTGAGCGATGAGCGTGCGGAGAAGCTCACGTTCATCGAGGGACTTACCTCGCAGGCGAGCGAGGGTGAGCGCGATCTCACTGACAACGACTTGGAATTGATCACGCGCGCCAAGGAACGAATCGGCGCCATCGACAAGCAACTGACCGTGCTCAGTGGAGACCTTGAGCTCAATGAGCAGGCCAAGGAAGCCATTGCTCGGCTGTCCGGTGCGGTTCAGGGTGGCAAGCCGGCAGACGCAGTCGAGTACCGGACGGCTGGTGCCTATGTGCATGACCTGCTGAACATGCGGGCCGGTCAGGGCAACCAGCGCGCAGAAGCGGAGGATCGGCTACGCCGTTACCACCGTGCGGTATCGCACATCACCACGGGTGAGTTCGCCGGTATCTGGCCGCAAGAGATTGTCGGTCCGCTCATCAACTTCATCAACTCGACCCGGCCGCTCGTTACGTCGTTGGGTGTGATTGGTGTCCCTAGTGGACCGAGCTTCCGTCGTCCGCGACTGGTCGACCCGAACATCGCCACCGGCGCAGGAGTTCAGGCAGCGGAAAAGGATGAGCTTCAATCGCAGCCGTTCCAGATCACGTCGGACAACGTCGACCTGTCTACAGTGGGCGGTTACGCCAACGTGGCGAGGCAGGTTATCGACTTCGGCGTCGCATCGATGGACACGATCGTCAATCAGCTTGCCGCGCGCTACTCCTACGCGACGGAACGGCTTGCGCTGACTGAGCTGCAGAAGAGTACGGGCAAGGTGACGCTCGCGGCTGGTGCGGCTGGTGACGTACTGATCAAGGCGATCTACGATGCGGCCGCGCTCGTATTCAACACAACGGGTCAGTTGCCGACGACGCTGGCCGCCGGTCCGGCTGGTTGGTCTCGTCTCGGCTCCATCGTGGACGCTGCGGGTCGGCAGCTCTTCCCGTTCCTCGCGCCGGGTAACGCCGCTGGCCAGCAGAGCGCGGCATCGTTCGCCGGTAACCCGGTAGGTCTAGGCCTGGTCGTCACTCCCGCGATGACCGATGACACGTTCTGGGTTCTCAATGCGGCATGCATGGAGGTCTACGAGCAGACCCTTCCGCCGCTCACCGTTACCGAACCGTCGGTGGTCGGTATCCAGGTTGCTGTCGCTGGGTATTGCGGCTTCTACCGTCCGGCACCCAACGGTGCGGTACATCTCGCGCCGTAACTAGACGTCGGGGCGGGTGTTTCCCTCAGGTCCACCCGCCCCGGCCTCCACAATGGAGGTACGCATGACGATGCCGATGGGACTTGGTCCCATGACGGTCGACGAGATGATCCGGCGGATGGAGACGGACGCTCAGGTGTCCGGCGGCGTAGTGGCCGCGCGGCAACGACGTAGTGACGTTGCTCGCTCGGGTGGCCACTCGAGCATTCCGCCGGAGGAACCGCCGCCGCCAGCAATCCTCACGGTTGCACCGGTAACTGGATCGATCGCGGCCGCACCGGTCAGTGCCGTATTTACGTCGAACCCCGGCACGTTCGCAACCTCTGGCGTGCCAACGGAGATTCGCATTGTGCCGGCCGCAACGCCTGGTGCTGCGGGAACCGTGGTCGTGGGTGTGCCGTTGGCTACCGGCGATGGATCCACGGTGAGCGTTCCGTTGCCGGCACCAGCCGCACCGGGCGACTTCCTGTATCGGGTGGCCGGTAAGCCAGACGCGCCATTCACCTGGACAGCATGACATGGCCGAGCGAGCCAGCGTCGACGAGTTGCGCAACCTGATAGGCATGGTGACCACAAAGGACGATTCCGTACTGGGACTGTGCCTAGAGGCTGCTGGCTCCGTCGTCTATGACCGCGTGCTCGCCTCGTCGGTTCGCAAACCCGAGGTAGTGCAAGCGGTTCTCATGCTGGCCGCTCGGCTCTACAAGCGTCGTCAGTCACCCGAAGGTGTCGCCGGATGGGATGAGCTGGGCGCGGTCCGCATCATGGTCCGCGATCCCGACATCGAGAGATTGCTCGAGCAACATGTCGACGTAGCAAAGGTGTTGGGGATCGCATGATTGCCGAGGTTCGGGAGCTGCTCAGCGATTGGCTCAAACATAGCGATCGCCAAGTGTGGCTCTATCTGCCGGACGACGTTGGTTCGTTGCCGTGCATCGTGATCGATCGTCCAACGATGACGGTGGACGCGCAGCTCTACACGTTCAGCGTGCCAGTGCTCATCGTCTCGCGTCGTACCACGGACATGGACTCACAGGTCGAGCTTGACCAGCTCACCGACACGGCACTGTCCTGTTTGGAAGGACAAGACTGCGCCGTGCTCCGCGTAAACCCAGAGGTACGCAACATCGCCGGACAGGTCTATCCGGCTTACAACATCGAAGTGGCGCTAGGTGTCACACGGTGTCCATGAAGGAAGTGAGTAGATGACTGCGCCATTGTCAACGATGACCGTCAAGCCGCTGTTCATGCGGTGGATCAAGCTGGAGATCAAGGATGTCTCTGGCGTGACGCACGGATTCGAGTGCGCCGTTACGGCGGCCGGCCTGACGTCGACCGGTGGAGACACTCAGTCCATCACGACGCTCTGTCCCGAAGGGAGCTTCTCGGAAGCGGCCGAGCGCGTGTGGAACCTCGAGGTTACCGGCGTTCAGGACGTCGAAAGTGCTGAATCGTTCATGATGTTCCTACTGGAGCATGATGGCGAGGAGGCTACGTTCACGTTCTACCCCAAGGTAGACAAGGCTGGCGGGCCGGTCGGCAACGGCTTTAAGGGCACTGTGACGCTCGCGCCGCCGGACCAGGTTGGCAACGTGGAGAGCGGCACGTTCGCCACGTTCAAGGCGACGCTACCGCTCAAGGGGAAGTACACGATGATCGATTCTGCGGGTAACCCCGTGAACGGTCCGGCCACTGGTGCAACACCTGGTAACCCTGGTCAGTGGACTCCTACCGGGTGCCAGATTCCGGCGAACATGGCCGCCGCACCATTGCTGACCGGTACGCCTACGTGGGTCATCACCAGTGAGTACGTCATTACCGGCGACGCTGCGCACATCACGTGGAACGGAACCGCGTGGGTTGGCTACACCGGTGCGACCAAGGGCGCAGCGAAGCCAGGCGATGTTTTCCCGGCCGAACCGACTATCACCGCGAGCGATGCGACCAACGCCGCCAAGCTTGCCGGACTGGGGTTCATCGCGAACCCGACCACGGCATGGCTGACCACTCAGAAGATGACCGTTGGGACGTTCGACTTCCATTGGTCCGCCACTGCGTGGGTCGCCGGTGCGGCGTAAGGACGGTCCACTGTGGAGGAGGGTTGAGCGATGAAGTATGACCTTATCGCGGAGATGGAAGACGGACAGACGTTCATCGTTGCCGCCGATGGTCGAGACCTGCGTCGATGGGAAGTCGAGTACAAGCAGTCGTGGATCGGTACTCAGTTCGGTCTGACTCACCTCGCTCAACTCGCCTACCTCGCGCTACGCCGGACCAAGCAACTTAACGGTGCCTATCCGACGTATGAGCTGTTCGATGCCGCATGCACGAACGTCACGGGTGTGACTGACGAGCCGGCGTCCACTGAGGACGTATCGGTGGTCGGACTCCCTACCCAGCCGGAAGCTACGGGCGAATCCTCTGCGCCATAGCGCTCCGGCTGGGAGTACTCCCCTCGCAGCTAGAACGTGAGGGACCGACAGTCCTGGGAACGCTCGCCGCTCTCATGGGTGGCGAGCGACTGGACGGAACAAAGGAAGGCGAACCAACGGCGTCCACAGGGGACGAGACGGACCCGTTGATGGGCTGGCCTAGGGAGATGTGGGATGGATCGTGACCATGATTGGCACGGGTTCAATGAGCTTGCTGGCCTAGAGGTTCGTCGCATCGATGACTACTACGAGGTTCGGCAAGTCGAGCTACCGCACGACGTACGAACGCTGAGCGCTCACGAATGGGACGCGCTACGGCAACGGGCGGGTGACGCACCGGTACCGGCGCCAATGAGCAGCAACCCAAACCCGAGCTACATCACAGAGGCGATGTGGCAACTCTGGGAGGCCTCGCTCGCGTGCATCCCTGGCGTCGAGCTTGGCGGCATCTACGCGAACAAGAGCTGTTACCACAATACGGTTTGGGCGAACCAGAACAGTTGGCCGGGTGCCTACTGCGTCCAGCTAGTGCTTGACACCAACTACGGACCGGGCGACAAGGCGCGTGCCATCGATCTCACGATGTCCGACATTGAGATGCGCACGCGAACGACATACCTCAAAGAGTCGGCCGAACACCCGCTCGACGATCGCCTGTCCGGCATCCGCGAGTTCATCGGCACGTTGGACTCAAGCAACGTCTTCTGCATGATCAAGGATGACGACGACGTTGGTAACTGGAGCTACGACCACGGGCGCGACTCGTCGCACCTCTGGCACATACACATCTCCGTGTTCACCAAGCACTGCGCCACATGGGACCGCGATCTCGAAGCACTCGCGTCCGTCCTATCAGGAGAGTCGTGGGAGCAATGGTGTGCGACGAAAGGAATGGGTGACGAGATGAGAGTGATGCTGGTTCGCTTCCACGATGCCGAGGATCCGTCGCTGGTCTGGTACTGCGACGGCATGTACCGGCGCCGCGTGGAAGGTGACTGGTGGGGTAACGGCGCTGGGCCGATCACCAACGCGCAGGTACATCAGGCGAGCCTGCTTGGGAACCTCGTTACCGGTACGCCGGGCGACGGATCGCCTGGACAGTGGGACTCCACGGGCACCGTGTACACCAGCGGTGGCGACATGGACGTCTGGGGTATCGACGTCGGTTCGTTGTCCCTTGTGGACGGTGGTGGAGAATTCGTGGTGGGCGACCACACGCACGAGACAGGACCGGCCATTCCGGCCTGACGATCTATGGGGATCACCGCGGGATTCGTCAACTTCGTTGCGTTCAAGCGTCAACTGTCCAAGCTGGACGAAAACATCCAGCAAGCGGCGGTCAAGCAGATACGCACGGAGGTACGCCGGTTGGCTGTTGACATGCCACCGCGAGCGGCGAGCTTCGGCCGCATCGCCGCTCGCGCCGGACGCACGGTATCGATGCGTGAGGATGGCGCCGGTGCGACGGTCAAGGGTGGCGGTGGCGGAGGTCTCGGCGGCATCGTGTTCGCCGGTGCGGAGTACGGCGGCCAACGTAGGCGAAAGACGTACGCCAGCATGGTCCGCCGTACCGGTACCGTCTTCGTCGTCCACCGTAGACACACCACGATGCAGTTTCACCCGCACCTAGGGTCGCGTGGGTACTTCTTCTGGCCAACAATCCGGCAGGATCTCCACGGCGTTCGCTCGCGGATGAACGAGGCGATCGAGCGAGGGTCCTGGCGTGGCTAACATCGCTGAGCTTCTCTTTCGTATCCGGGCCGATTCCAAGGGTGCGGCCGCCGCCGTTGCGCCGTTGACCCGCGAGCTTGAGAAGGCGGAAGGCTCGGCGAAGGACCTCGAGAAGACGGTCAACCAGGTCGATGGCAAGACGATCAATGTTGACGTCCGGACGGCGGCCATTGCTAAGGCGCGCGCCGAGATCAGGGCATTGCGGGAAGAGTTCGCGCGCAACATCGAGATGAACGTTGACGTCGATGTCAAGGGGTTCAATGCGAAGATCGCCTTGCTACGTGCACAGATCAAAGCACTGACACCATCCGGTGGAGAGGAACGCGCTGCCAAGACTCTTACCCAACGAATGGGTGAGGGCATCACCGCGTTCGTTGGCAACATTCCCGCGATCGGTGGCGCCATCGCAAAGGCGTTGGATGCCGCCGGTCCGGAGGTAGCGCTCAGCGCGGCTGCACTCGCGGCGATCATCGCTCAGGCTCTATTGGCAACGCTGGGTTCACTGCTGCTAGCCGGTATCGGCTCGCTTGGCATCGGCGCGATGATTGGAGCGTCCTTAATGGACGCATCGGTTGCGAACGCCGCCAAGGGCATCGTCCAGCAGATCAAGGATGCGTTTGCGGGACTCGCCGACACGGAGACCAAGAATGCGTTCCTTATCGCGTTTCAGTCCACTGTGGTCGGGCTCAAGGATCTCTTTGGTGAGTTGCGCGACCCACTCCGCGAGTTGAACCGGTTCGCTGTGATGATCGGCCAGGCCGTTGGCGATGCGTTGCGCCGCTTGGGACCCGGACTGAGTAGCGCTCTTCGTGGCGCGCAACCAGTGATCGAGGTATTCGCCAGGGAGATACCGCACATCGCAGACGCGATCTCGACGTTCTTCGATGAAATCAGTCGCGGCGGTAAGGGTGCGGCGCTTGTGCTCAAGACGATACTGGTTGATCTCGAGCTAACTCTCGTCATTCTTGGGTTCCTCATCGGGGAAGCGACCCGGCCGTTCGACATGATGGCTCGCGCGATCAACTTCCTCGACGACCAGCTAGACTCGGCGAACGAAAAGATACGGACGCTAACGGCCGCGCTCACTGGCGGTACGGGCATTTGGCTACTTAGGTTGCTCGATACGCGGCAAGCGGCTGATCAGTTGGTCGCATCGTTCGCGAATCTGCGCCCGGTACCGCCGGACATCGAGGCGATTGCCCAGGCTGAGCGTGAGGCTGCGCAAGCGGCTGAAGAGCTGGCCCGTAAGACGGAAGAGGCAGCACAGAAGATCAAGAGTTCGTTCAACGACGTTGCAAACGCGATCCTCGGCCAACGCTCGGCAAACCGCGAGCTACTCGATAGCTATGACAATCTGTTCAAGACGATCAAAGACAACAAGAGCACTTCGCTCAACATCCTCGATATCAAGGGCCGTGAGAATCAGGCCAATGTGGACGCCATCCTTGGGAACATTAAGGATGTTCGGCAGGCCGCGCTCGACATGGGTGTGTCGTGGGACGTTGCTAACGCCAAGTATCTGGCCATGTTGAACGACTTCGAAACCAAAGCCATCAACGCCGGCCTATCCAAGAAGCAGATCGAAGACGTCGTAAAGCCGCTCAGGGACTTGCCGGCGCAGAAGACCATGGAGATCAAGACCATGATCGCCAGCGGTAGCGTCGACCTAGAGACTCTTAAGGCTGAGTTCGGCGCGCCGATCGTGGTCAAGCTCAAGGCAGAAGTTGACGAGGAACGCTTGCAAGCTATCCCCGATGCCATATTCGAGAAGCTCGCTGTCCACGGTCGTCTGCCCGCCGGTGGCGGTACTGGTGCGCCGGGCGCCATACCGGTAACCGTGGCGCCCGCCGTAGACGGTGGCGCGTTGCAGGCTGTCAACACGACGATCGGCAATATCGCCAAGCTCAAACCGGACGTGACGATCCTCGTTCACCTCGACCAGGCCGCGCGTGATGCGGCCATCGCTTCCCTCAACGCGCTCACGATCACCCGTACCGTGCTCATCCGTCCGGTCATTGATCAGAGCGCTGTCGGTAACGTCCAACGTGGACTGAACAACATTTCGCCTAGCGTGCCATTCGTCGGACCGCGTCAGGACAACGTGGCGCCACCGCGCGTTGGCGGTAACTCCGCACCCTCTACAGCGGTCAACGTCTACGTCCAGAGTGACAAGCTCGCGGAGTTGATCGGTGTGTCCGTTGTGGATGCTGCCACCAGCGCGGCGATCCAAGCACCGGTGCGGGTGTTGGCGATATGACAACGTTGACGCTCCAGTACCCATTCGAAACCGGCTATGTCCGGTTTATCGTCAGTGCCGGCGTTGCCGGTACCACGATCAAGCGCGTCGCATCCGACGGCGGTCAGTTGGTCGCCATCAACGGCTACCCGTCGGACACGTGGCATCAACCTGGTGGCGCCGGCTACGGCGAGGATTACCGGCCACCGATCGGCGAGACAGTCACGTACGTCATGGCTCCGTTCTCCGCTACCGCCAACGATCCGAGCTACCCACGCGCAAGCATCGCCACCACGCCGGACGAGGCATGGCTCCGTGATCCCATCCAACCGACGCTGTCCCGGCGCGTCATCGTGGTGACGACGAACACTGAGAGTCTGCAAGTACGTGAGCACGTCTATGCCGTGTCGGGGCGCAAGCTACCCCTGGTCGTCTACGACGTCCGCGAGGGTAGGCGCGGCACGGTGCGGTTGCTGGTGTTGTCGGCCACCGATCGCTACCAGCTTGAGTACTTGCTTTCAAGTGGACGGCCGTTGCTGCTCACGTTGTGCGCATCGAAGATGTGGGCACCGTGCATGATGGCCGTTGGCAATGCCTCGTTCACCCGCTGGGGTCACCGCGACAAGTGGACGCTGGACCTGGACTACATCGAGGTAGCCGACCCGAACGAGACCATTCAGCGCATCGCTAGTCCGACATGGCAAAACATCCTCGACGGCATACCGCTCAAGGCGGGCGAGCCAGCGACAGAGTCTCTGTTCGGCCAAGCGGCGAACCCTACTGGTAACACCACGGGCACGTTTGAGCTAGGGCTCAAGTTTCACGTCAACTCGCCTGGGTTCGTCAACAGCTTCATGTGGTACAAGCCGGTCGGCGATACCGCGACCACGCACAAGTTCAATCTATGGAATTCGGCCGGCGTACGGCTCGCCACCGCGACAACCACGGGTGAGACAGGCTCGGGGTGGCGAGCGATCCCACTCACGACACCGGTACGCGCGCCGGTGGGTGACTACACGGTGTCGTGGGGATGCAACAACACGAAATTCCAGTACTTCACCGCGACCCCAACCGACGTCTCTCCGGCGCTGAGCTTCGTCCAGAACGTATTGACCAGCACTCTCGACACCTGTCCCGCCGGTAACGGCGGCAACATCACGTACTGCATCGATGTTGTCTTCGATCCCTATGACACGTGGGCGAACGTGAAAGCCAAGTACGCCAACTGGCTTGGCGTCGCCACAGCGGTACGGCTGTAGAAAGGACTGTCCACAGTGGGCGCTACCCCTAAGTACAATCTCCGTTACCCCGCACTCGCGGACCCTGCGGACATCACGCAGATACAGACGCTCGCTCAAGACGTAGAGACGGCTATCGACGCGGCGGCTTTGCCGGCTGTGGCGCTGCACGCACAGATGACCGCCGATGCCGTGTCGACCGGCCTGCATGACGTCACGTTCAACAATGTCATGACCAACGTGGGCGCGTGGACCGTAAGCGGCACGCTCTTCCTCGTACCGGTGCGCGGTATCTACGTCGTACATACGCACATCGAGTTTAGTGATGGCGATTGGGGATCGGCCGGACTCTACCTCAACGGCCAAGTCATGCACTTGGGTTACGTGATGTTGCGTCAGCCGACCAACTTCATCGGCCAGGGCACGACGCTCCCGTTCGTTGCGTTCCTGTCCGCCGGTTGGTCGCTCGGGGTGAAAGTCAACTCAGCCACGGCCATCCGGGCTCGTGGTGGCAACTGCACGCTGAGCGCGGCGCTGGTAGCGAAGTACTGATGATCGTCTCTGTGCCCGACGTCCGCACCGTGGAGAGACTCACCCACACGGTGAAAACGATCGCGGAGTTTCGCGCTCCGGCCGGTAGCACGTGGTTGCCGTTGCTGGTGGATGGGTCGCAGGGCTCGGTGACGATCAATGATCTCTCAGTGTTCCCGGGACGCACGTGCTCGTTTCGCTGTATGGGTCGCAACGACGACGGCACCTCGCCGCTCGACCAAGGACTGTCTACATTGGGTGGTTGGGTGCGCCTCTTCCATGAGATCACCCGGACCGACCTTACTACGTTCCGCGTGCCGCTTGGGTACTACCGGATACAGACGCTCACCGTTGATCCGTTGGCGTTGGCCATCACCGTTGACGGGAGCGATGCCGGGATCATGCTCAACGACTACGGGCTGGCCTGGTTGTGGCAAGCCGAGCTAGCGCAAGGGGCAGTCATTCGCGACTTCCTCAATAGCCTCCTGCTCGCACCCACGGGTGGCATACCGCCGTGGTGGGCACACACGGACGTGTTTGACCGCACCGTACTACCAACCACGTTGTCTACTACCCGCGTGCAGCACAAGGGAACACGCTCTGACGCCGTACGCGACACCCTGAAGACGTTTGGCTCGTGGGTAATGGACATGCCGGTGGATGCGTCCTATGTGTACCGTGCTCGCCTCATGCCTACCGCGACAAGTCCGGTTGACTTCACACTCACGCCAGGCGATACCGGCAATCTCGAGGAGGTGCAGACGAGCGTCACGCGCGCGGCCATCTACAACGTTGCCTACGTCAACTACACTCCGCCCGGCTCGAGCGTACCGACGCGCATCGCTCGGGAGTACACAGCGAATGCAGCCGTAGCGGCGGGCGGGCCGTTCGGCCGGGCCAGCGTGGAAGCGGTTGGCGAGAACATCACCAACGACGCCCAGGCCAACGCGCGAGCGGACGCCGTACTCGCCGGTACGGTGAGCCAAGCGCGCACGCTCAAGGTGTCAACCACACCCATCTACGGCGTGGAGGCGGGTGACGTCGTGAACGTGGTGGGCCGCAACGGGAGCATTGCTGTCGGCCGCGTATCCGGTGCCACCATCCCGTTGTCGGTTACGGCTGGCTGGTCGCTGAACATCCTCGCGTTCGATCCCACCGCGAACATCGAGCGAGCCGTCCAATGAGTACGGACGCAGCCCAGCTAGCCGCCTACACCGCGATCGCGCGCTCACTCGCCGATCCTCACGCAGTGAGCGGCTACGTCATGACGGTGGCCGCCATCCGAACCGCTGTGAACGAATCGATCTTTGGCGGCATCGCACCATCAGCCGGTACGGCTACCGGTACCGGCGAGCTAGGTGTCAAGTTTCACGCCACTCGTTCCGGCTCCATCACGGCGGTATGGCTGTACAAGGCGAGCGGCGATACCGCGACAACGCACAAGTTGAGTCTGTGGGACGCGAGCGGTAACCGATTGGGAACCCTCAACTCTGCATCAGAGCCGGCGTCCGGCTGGTTTGTCACTCTTCCCGCAGCGCCGATCGTCATACCGGCAGGCGACTACACCGTAAGCTATGGCATCAACGGCACGGCGTACGTAGCGCGCTCGCCAACGCCGCCCGTGGTGGCCGCATCGCTCACCTTCATTGCCAACGTGGTTGGGACGCTCGACACCTACCCCACCGGCGCCGGTAGCGCGTACGCCATGGTGGACATTCAGTTTGCTGCAATCGCGAGTGTCGATCTGACGGAGACAGCCGGTTCCACGTTGACCGGTATCCCCGTGGTGGGTGCCATGCCGGTCGTTGGCGCGGCCGCGCTATACCTCGCGTTCGCTCAGCGTGGGTACGTCATCGGCGGAACCGGCGCGCCGGTAGCGGAGTTGCTCGACGTGCCTGACCAACCGCGCACGGTTCAGTAGTCAACGGAGAGGATCAACGCATGACGACAGCTAGTGCACTGTGGACAGTCGTTGCTGTGCTCGTGGTGGTGGTGGCCGCACTCATGGCCTGGTCACTACGACTACAGACGCAGGTCAACGCGCGCGTACCGTCGCCACCACGCGCGGCCGAGTCAGAGCAGGATGACGAACTGATGCAGCGGGAAGTCATCGCGTGGGAACGGGTGGCCGATGCACTCACCCGCATAGCGCTCGCCATGAACCCACCGCGATCAGCGCAATCGAGTGAGGGAGACCAACGGCCATGAGTCAGCAGACGACAGAGAGCGCGCATCCGCGTAACGGTGGACAGCAAATGACGTTCAGTCCAGATCCACAACACCTGGTGTTCGGCGCCGGCACGGCGGACGCTCAAGAAGCCGAACCTCGCCAGTACGCATCCCCGGATCACTTCGGCTACGTCACGTCGGTACCGCAGTGGGCAACGGCCGCCAACTCTGACGGCACGTGGAATCCTCCCGGTGCGTATCACCCGAATAGCATGCAACCGGAGAAGATGCCGGTAGCCAACCCAACAACCGCGTGGACGGCTGGTCAGTACGTAACGCTCGATGACGGTGCTGAGCGCTACTGGGACGGAACCGAGTGGCGGCAGGGTCGCGCGTGATGGCACCGTAAACCGGTCTGAGAGGCTCCACAAACGTCTGAGCGCCGCTCGCCCTAGGGAAGGGGGCGAACGGCGCTCAGCGCGTCCTAGCGGGTTAGCTCACACGGGTGATCTTGCACCAACTCATCTGCTGACTACCAATCCATGTCGTGGCGTCTTCGGCAACGGTCTGGCCGGGTCCGACGCTGCTCACGTAGTCCGACGTCGTACCGACCCGTGCGCCACTCGAGTCATAGAACGCCACATCAACCCAGTAGCTACGGGTGCGGCTTGACGAGTTTGTGATGCGCAAGTGCGCCGTTACGCCGCCAAGTACGTCCGGGCCAGAGCATCGGATACCGACGTCTGCGCTCAGCGATGAGCGGCTACCGCCGATCGGACCGGGGGACGTGCCGAGTATGGCTATCACCATAAAGCCAATGAATCCGCCAACGATGGCAACCCACGCCCAAAGGGCTAGGCCACCGATCTTGTACCGGTAGAACGGTACACGGGTAGGAGTGACAACGGCGTTGGGCACTGGGGGCAGAGTGTCCATTGTGGTACGTGATCCTCTCGTGGTTGGTGTGGTTGGGAACGTCCGCCCGTGACCATAGCCACGGACGGACGAGACTACTCGGTTACTCGTCACCTATCCGGGCGATGCGGTCCGCGCAGTTCTCCAGGGTCTGTCGAGTGCGCGGGGTACCCATGAACGGCCGGACGATGAACCCGTTCGGCGCGGCCGATTTGATCATCCGGCGCCGGTCAGTGTCCGTACCGGTATCCCACGTACGGGCGGCATCGTTCGCTGTGTACGTCGGTACCGGCTCGCTCGCGCCGTCGCCGATGAGGTCACGCCGCTCAGCCTCAAGCTCGGCCATGCGCGCGTTCATGGCGGCCATGGCGCGCGTGTACGCATCAGGCGACACCCTGAGCAGAGCGTCCGGCGAGTAGCGCCGTTGGGTCAGTTCGTCCATGTCGGACTGGAGTGTTGCTAGCTCGGTTCCGATCTGGCCGAGCAAGCCTCGCCGTTCGGCGATGCGCTCCGGATGGTCCGCTTGCGACAGCACAGACACCACGAGGTCACGCACCAGCCGTTCAGCAACGTCCGCGCGTAGGTAGTTGCCGTTGCATGCCGCCGGAGTGCACCGGTAGGCGTAGATGTGCGCCGCGCGACCGCTACCGGCGTTGGCTCGCATCGACGTGGTGACGCCGGACTCTCCGGCCAGCGAGCGACAGGGACAGTGCAGGAATCCTGAGAGCAGGTAGTCACCGCGTGGCCGGCCGTTGGTCTTCCGCGCATTGAGACGCGCTTGGAAAAGCTCCCATAGTTCGACGCTGACGATGGGAGTCACCTCGCTCGGGTGGAACGCTACCGGCTTCTCTCCTTTGTGGACGATCAGGCCAGCGTGCCGGGGAAGGGTCAGGATGTTGCGCACCTTGAGTGCGTTCCACCGGTAGCCACCACGAGAGAGGATGTCGCGCGCGTTCCACTCGTTCGCCACTTGGCGCCACACGGACCCATCAACGATCGCTTGGATACCCCACGCAACCGCGTCACGCTCGGTCGGGAGCATGGCCGCTTGCTTGGCTGCTAGCTCGGTATCGTCGGTCGGGGCGAAGGCATGGCCGAAACAGATACGGCCATCGGTGAAACCGTCCGCGCGGCGGCGTGCGTTCTTATCGCGCTCCCGCTTGCTCTTGACGTCACTCTCGTAGGCAGCGATGAGGATACGGATACGGAGGAAAAGCTGATGCTCCATATTGGACAGATTGTAGATCGCCTCACGTGATGCGAGTTGGCACGATCCCATATGCAGGATCATTTCCAAGTCCCATGGTTGCCTCATGAGACGGTCGACGTCGTACACGAACGCGCCGTTCACCATGCCGCCGAGCACGCGAGCCAAGAAGCGGTTGAACGCCGGTCGGTTGCGTCGCTTCGCCCACGCAGACTCATTGTTGTCACACAGGATCTCAGCCAACCGGTAACCCATAGCGATCATGTTCGTGAGAATGATCTCTAGCTGACGGTCGACTGCTTCCCACTTACCTTCCGGATCCTTCGACAACCGCGCGTAGGCATCGAGTACCGGCGCGTCTGCGTAGGCAGGGTCAGTGTTGCGAGCGCGCAGCGTCGCTACGAGCGCCGCGAGGTTCGGGAAGCTCTCGACAACCCACGAGGTCATGTCGTGGCTCGCGTTGAGATCAGGCTTGACGTTCGGGTAGGGATCTTTCGGCATCGTGGTGGGGATGCCACGAGGCAACGCGAGAACGATCGGGGCGGTCACTCGGCACCACCAGCGAGGTTTGCAGCGGTACCGCACAGCGGACAGTTGTCCGGTTCGTAGGCGCGATGCTGCGCGCAACGGGTGGGTAGGCAGTCCATACACAGCGGTTCGCCTGGAACCGGACTGGCGGTACAACGACGGCGCTGGCCATCAACGACGCGCGTACCGATGCAACGTGCGCCAGGGTCTGTGCTGCTCACTTCTGTTCTCCCTCAGGTCGGAACGAACGGAACACGTCAACCGTCCCACGCTTGCGTTGGTCTGTCTATGTGCACGTAGGCGAACGGTCGCATGACGTTTGCCACATCACGGACGGTTACCAAGATCTGACGAACCGTGAGCACTTTACCAAGCGGCGCTCTCGCTACCAGGCAGACGCGCCGCTCTTCCGTTTGGTCCGGTATCGCGGATGACGCACGCGGTATTGCCGATCAAGTCCATGAGTCTTTATCGATGCTTCCGTGACGAAAGCGCGCGCTCTGGTGTCCGATTGGTGTGGTCGGCCGCGCAAGCGATGTTTGTCGATCTGACGAGGCGTGCCGAACCTTGATCGCTTATGGCGAGACGTGATTGCGTCCGTCCACTAGGGACGAGGTGTCAACTGCCAGTTTCATGATCCCCAAGCGTGCGCACAGTGACGAAGTTTGACGACATATGACAAGATCTTTGCGTTGTCAAGTGGAACGTTCGGCGCACTCTTGTGCGGTGGCTCGCGACCCTCGTAGTGTTCCGTCCACAACACGAAAGGGGGTGAACACAGCGGATGGCCGGACGAGCAGCGTCCACAAAGGATGCGCCAACGTGTGAAGTCGCTGGGGTCGCCTACTACGGTCGCGTGGATGCCGCACGGATCATGAAGCTGAGTACGTCGACGTTGGATCGGATGATCCGGGTTGGCACGCTGGCAGCGTTCATTCACAAGGGCCGGGTACTTATCCGGTGCACGGACGTTGAGGCGTACAACGCGGTCAAGCCGAAGATGGTTCAGCCGACGCTACCGGGTCTCGAGCACTTGCTGACGGATCCGAGCAAGGTCCGACTAACGGACGAGCAAGCATCCGCCGTGGCGCGCGTCATGGACGATCAGGCAGTACGCAAGCGTCGTCGTCGCGTGGCCTAGGTTCCGTCCGGTAGTAGTCCGCCGGTCTTCCACAGTAGACGGAGATAGCGCTCCGTGGCGCGCCGAATCTCCGGCGGGATTGCGTCAAACTCTGGCGGCATGATCCACTGCTGTCCATTCTGGACAAGCTCGATGAGCTTGCTCGGCTTGACACCAAACGCTTTTGCCAGGCCGGCCAGCGATGCGAATTGGATCGAATGCCGTTCGCCTCGCACCAGCGCATGAACGGTGGTCGTACTTAACGCGCCTTCGGACTCGTCCGCGACGTCGCGGATCTTCCATCCGCGTTCGTCCATGTTCTGGTGAACGAAGGTTCGAAGTGCGTGAGTGACTGGGTAGCTCTGGCGACGGTGCTTGTCCACGTGATCTCCACACTGATCCGGGCTGACGGACGTTGGGGTGCCTTTCCTCCGACGCTCACCATACATGATCAAGCTGAAACTTCCAGGGCTGATGGTCCCGTTTGTTTTGTCCGAAAGCGGAAAGGAGGCACGACGTAGTGACAGATAGCAAGGTGTCGACGGTTGAGTTGACGCCCGACGCAGCAAGCGCGTTGAACCGGTACATCGACGCACTCAACGCGGTCGAGGAGGCGCACGAACGGCGTGAGAAAGCTCGCTCTGACCTGCTGAGTTTCCTCGCCGTGCACAACGCGACGCTAGGCACTGTCGACGGCCGGCCGGTCATCCAGGCGAGTCACTACGATCGCGAAACAGTTGACACGCAACGGTTCCGCACTGAGGAACCGTTCATGTACCGGCGCTTTACCAAGCTCACCCGGGTTGAGGCCTTGCGGTTGCGCGGGGCGATGGCGCGGCCGCGATGAGCGGCTATGTCTTCGGCGATCCGGCGGGCAATGCCGACACCACACCCGACGTTGAGGCGTATGCCATGGCGGTTGGTTATCGCATGTTGCTACTTGCAACTTCCATAACGGATCGTGATGTGCAAGTGAACATCGGTCCGTCGGAAGTCGGTGGCGACTGCGACCGACAGGTTACGTATCGCCTGGCCGGTACCCCACGGGTGAACCTTAAGGATCCACTTCGGACGGTACTTGGCACGGCGATGCATCTCAAGCTCGCTGAAGAGTTCATGCGCATCGATCGCGGGTCCGGTCGGTACCTCGTAGAGACGGGTGTGAGTTACCGGGGACTGAGCGGACACGCGGACCTCTACGATCGTGCCGAGCAAACCGTGGTCGACTGGAAGACGTCCACATTGGACAAGCTCAAGCGCATCCGGCATGACGGTCCACCGCGACGGCACATCGTTCAATTGCACATCTATGGCGCAGGGCTCAGGGCCGCAGGTGAGTCGATCGAGACTGTCGCGCTCGTCTATCTGCCGATTGACGGTGAGCTGCGAGACCTCCACGTATGGCGAGCGCCGCTCGATCAGAACATCGCGGACTATGCGGTTGAACGGCTCGAGTCGTTACGCAGCCACGATCCGGCTACGACAACGGCGACGCCGAACCATCTCTGCGGTTGGTGTCCGTGGTACCGGGCCGGGTCGCTTGACCTCGCGGTGGCGTGTCCAGGTAGTGACTAACTATCCACATAAGACCTGAGGAGGGTCGACAGTGACTAGCATCGAACAGCTTGCCCAGCGTGAGGCGCAAGCTGAGCAGCGCAAGGGCAAGGCGGACAAGGAATGGCGCGCGGCCTGGTGGGCAACGACGCTGGCTCTTGGCGCGATTCCGCGCGGGGATCGAAAGACGCTGGCGACAGCACAAGAGGCCGTGCACACATACACAAGCCAGAATTTACAGTACATTTCGAAGCGGGCGAATGCCGGTCGCGCGTTGATCTCCCTCGAGAGAGATCAACTTCGTTTAATCCCTCCGCGTATGGCTATGGCAGTCGTTGAGGCCAAGCTGCCCGTTGATGCTGCGATGTTGGCGCGCATGGTTGCGGCAGACGCCAATCCGGAGATCGGTCTGCGTGACTTCGTCGCAACAGAGACCGGAAAGGCATGGGCCGATACGCCCGAGGGCATGAGTCGCGAAACGATCACGAAGATCGTAGCGGCGCAACCGGAGTTGGTGGCCGATGCGGTTCTCCGCAATGAACGTGCGTCAAACGCAGTGAGGGCAAAGCACGCTTGGTGGGACCGCGAGCAGGCAAGGATAAACGCGCCTGTCTCCGAGCGCGTGAAGTTGACGCCGTTCGATCGCGACGCGGCGATCATTGCCCAGGGTGGCCGGATCCCTTCACTGGAGGAGATTAACGAGTCGACTCCGCTCGATCCAATCATCGAGCGCAGCGAGCAATGGGCCATCGTTGAGCACCGGTACGCCGCGCTGATGGCGGCGCTTAACGACTTCGGTCCTGTCGGCGATACCACGGCCGAGGCCAATCAACTCAAAGACTGGGCAGTGTCCCTAGTGGACCATATCGCCAGTGTTGGTGAGCGAGGGTCCCATGAGCCGGCGAAGCCTTAAACGCCACTGGACAACTGAGGAAACAGACCTAGCGCTAGAGATTCTCTGTGCGGTTGAACGTAGTGATGGCCGACTGATCGGACTCAGGCAGGTTACTCGCGCGCTTTGGGGAGTGCCGGCGGCCTTTAGCCCAAGTAAGGTCGACAGGATCGGCGACGTCATGCCCTTGGCGGTCAAGCTAGCTCCGGAGTTGTTTCCTGGGCACGTGCTCGCTAGGACGCGCGCTAACGAGTATGTCCTGACCAACCGGCCTACAACCGCCATGCGACTCGCGGCGTTCGATCGAACCAAAGGTGCAGTAACGAAACTCCAGCGAGTTACCAACGAACTGCTACCGAACGATCCCGAAAGCATGGTGTTTCGAGGGTTGGTGGAAGGTGCGTTGACCGTCCTCAACCCTGAGCACCCCGTGTGGCGGATGATCGGCAATCCACATTCGACAGACTAAGGAGGCATCATGACGCATTCATGGGGCGATCCTGAACCGACGCCAACGTGGAGTTGGGACGAGGTCGTTAACCACTTCCTGATCTTCGTACTTGGCGGCACGCATCCGCAATGGACTACGAGCTACGGCACTAAGCCGGCGCCACGCGGAACCGTGATCATGCTAACCGGCCCGCGTACCGGCGAGATCATTCAAGATCGGTTGCTACTGTCGAGCAACCTTGCCGGTGCACTGAAAGACAAGCCGCCCGGATTCCTGCTCGTTACACGGGTCGCGAAGAACGGCAAAGCGATCACCTTCGAAGCGGCCGGCGACTATGGCCGCGATCTCGCAAATCGTTGGGCGATGGCCAATCCCGGCCGCTTGGACGCGGTGATCCAGGAAGCACAAGCTACGTTCTGGCAAGCGGCTAGCAGGCCACAGCAGCAACCGGCGCAGCAAGTACCGGCGTCACCTCAGTTTCAGCAACCGCCACCACAGTACGGAGCACCGGCGTATGCACCACCACAGCAACCGCAGCAGCCTTACGCACCTCCGCCACCGCAACAGTTTCAGCAACCCACGTACGCGCAAGCTCCGCAACAACCGCCAACGGTTGCGCCGTATGCGTTCCCGCCACGACCGGACGGACCGCCACCGCAAGCATTCGCGGGTCCGACGGCACCGGTAACGACAGCGCCGGATATCGCTACGTTTCCGGCTACAGGTGGCCCAACGCCTGCTACGCAACCAGAACAACCGCCGTTCTGATCCGTCCACGTTGGATAGACGGGAGTAGTCGTGGAGCTAGGCGACTTCCTTGACAAGCTAGACAACGTGCGCACGCAGACCAGCGGCTACAGCGCGAGGTGTCCGGCGCATGACGATCATGTCTCGTCGCTCATGGTCGACAAGGGACGTGACGGCGGGATTGTGGTCAAGTGCCACGCTGGTTGCGACACAGCGTCCATTGTGGAGACGCTCGGCTTGCGCATGATGGACCTGAAAGGCCAACCGACATGCACCGCGCGGTATGAGTACGTCGATCTACGCGGGAACGTGCTCTACACGATCGAGCGGTGGAGCAATCCGAAGACCTTCCGCGCGCGGCCAGGCCTGCCGGATCCGGCGCAACGGATCCTGTATCAGCTAGGCGCAATCCAGCACGCGCGTGCGTCCGGCCGAACGGTGTACGTCGTGGAGGGCGAGAAGGACGTCGATACGTTGCTCGCGCGTGGCCTGCTCGCCACCACGAATGTCGGTGGTGCGGGCAAGTGGCTATCGCAGTACGCAGAGGCGTTGGTTGATTGCCACGTGGTGGTGATCGCGGACAACGACGCACCAGGCCGCGCGCACGCTCGAGCCGTCGCCGAGTCGCTCGCCAAGACGGCGGCCAGCGTGTCCGCCGTGGTGGTGGACGCAGGGTTTGGTAAGGACGTGAGCGAGCTTCTCGCCAACGGCTACGAGCTTGACAAGCTGGTGCCGCTACCGGCGGTTGAGCCTATCGGGATCGTGCGCGCGTCCGACGTCAAGCCGCGATCTGTGCACTGGGCATGGCCGAGCTACTTCCCGCTAGGCAAGCTGTCCATAGTGGAGGGCGATCCGGGCGACGGTAAGAGCGTGCTGACGGTGGATCTGGCCGCACGGTGGTCGAGCGGCCTGGTCATGCCGGACGGACTGAATGGCTTTGGTCCAACTCCGGTCATCATGGTGTCCGCTGAGGATGATCCGGAAGACACGATCGTTCCTCGCCTCATGGCCGCCGGTGCGCGGCTGATCGACGTCCATCTCATCCACCACGGCGCAACGCCAGAGCTGCCGTTCGAGTTTGAAACCGGCCTGCCGATCGTCGAACACCACATGCGCGAGCATGGTGCGCGCGTTGTGATCTTCGATCCGTTGACGGCGTTCCTCGGTGAGCGCGTCGACTCGCACAACGACGCATCCACGAGGCGCGCGCTCTACCCGCTGAAAGCGTTGGCGAGCCGTACCGGTGCGGCCATCATCGCGGTTCGCCACCTGAACAAGGGTGGCGCCGGTAAGGCCCTGTATCGCGGTGGTGGATCGATCGCGTTTACCGGTGCGGCGCGGGCAACGTTGCTCGTGGCGCAGGATCCGAGAGATCCACACGTCAAGGTGTTGGCGAGCGTCAAGGCGAACCTGTCGGCCAGGCCGCCGAGCTTGCGCTACGCGATCGAGGTCACCACCGATGGCGTGCCGTTCGTGCGTTGGCTGGGAGCGTCCGAGCTGACCGCTCAGCAGGCTCTAGACGGGCCAGCGCCGGACACCACGGACGAGGACGAGGAACGGGCCAGCAAGCGCCGTGAGCGCCGCTACGCGGGTGAGTGGCTGGCCGAGCTGCTCGACGACGTCGAACCGATGCTCTGGGCCGACATCGTGGCCGCCGGCAAGATCGACGGATTCACGGAGATCTCACTCCGGCGCGCGCGTTCCGACGTCGGACTGGTCAAGGCCAGAGGCAGCGACCGTAACGCTGTGTTGTGGCACTTGCCGTCGCCAGAATCGTTTGCTCACTTGCTCACTTCTGGGGAGCCTCAGAGTGAAACGATCTCCAATTTGGTATCTACCGATATGTCCGGGGGGACGAAAGGTGTAGAGCCGTCCATTCCAAATCCAGCGATCTTGCAGTTCGCCATTCCCGGGAACGGAGCAAGTGAGCAAACCACTACGTTCGACAGTGCTCTACCTGGGGAAACGACGTTTGCTCAATTGCTTGCTCACATGCCGGATGAGCAAACGATTGAGCAAACGACAAGTGAGCAAACCAAACCGCCAACGGACAGTGACGGCGGCACGTTGGTCGCGTGGCTCGATTCGCTGCCGCTCGAGTGCCAGGTATGCCACTTCGCCGGTATAGGGGTTGCTCGCTACAGACAACCGTGGTGGGTAGTCCGGTGCGCCGATCACAACCCGATTGACTACCACGCGGACGAGGTGACGTGGTGAGCCTCGCCACGGTGGAGCCGGTACTGCTGGCGGTCGCGGTGCCATGCGATACGTGCGGCTCGCTCACGTTCTGGCGAGCGCCGCGCCAACGTACACGTGGGCGTTGTATGGATCATTGGGTGCCTGACTGGCCGCTCAGTCCGGCCGGTATGCGCGTCGCTCGCGACATCGTTACGGCGGCGTTCCCTGGTGCCTCTGTAGAGGTTCCAGAGCCACCAACGCGGTACCGGCGGGGTGAGTACCCGCAGTGGACCAAGCGCGTGTTCCTGGGCCGTTTCCTGGTCAGCCGCGAGCACGTGTGGTTGCGCGGTTGGGGAATCCAGCCGGACGCCGGCCCGTGCGCACGATGCGGCCACCTGATCAAAGCCTATGGACCGGACGCCTATGCGGTCTGTCAAGAGTGTGAGGAACGTCGATGAGTACGACCATGGTCCGCGTAACGAAAGATCTATGGACTCAACCGTGGTGGGAGCTTGGCTCACCGAACACCATGGACGGGCGGGTGGAGCGCGTTGGCCTGACCCGTGACTCAACCGGACGCGCGCTCGCTGTCGCGTTGATACGTCTACCCGACAACCGCTTTGCGTTCGTAGGCATGCCACTACAGGTGCTCTCGCGCATCGTGCGTGACCTGCGGTGGTCGGCGATCGCCGTTGAGGAGCTTGGACTATGACCAAACCGCGGCATCGAGCAGTGTCCATTGTTGACACACTGGCGGACGTCGTTCGCGGTCCCATGTGTGAGGCAACGTGGAGATCACGGGACAGTCGCCTCGTGGTTGACGAATCCACTCCGTACCGGCAGCACCGGTGCGGGCATCGGGGCGCGCACATCATCCACGAGTGTCGGTACTGCGGAGCGCACTCATGAGCCACGAGATACGCAAGGGCTACGTAGCCGAGGCCGCCGTAGTGGCCGCACTGGCCGAGCTGGGCAACGTCTACCGACCGCGTACGACATCGCACCAGGCCACGGATACCGGCGATGTCGCTGGATTGCCAATGGTTTTCAGCGTCAAGAACCATCTACGAATGGATCTAGCGGCATGGGTTGACGAGATGATCGCCATGGTTGGCCGGAGTCCGCACGCTACCGGCGTCGTCGTCCACAAGCGCCGTGGCAAGGGAAAAGCTGGCGATTGGTACGTCACAACGTCTCTGGATCTCTTGCTGCCGTTGCTCCGTGCATACATATCCAAATGACGAACCATGAAAACGTCTGACGAGGCTTGTCTAACTGTGCACATCGGAGTTACGCTCGGCGACACTTCGCGTCCAACGTACGTTACGCGGTTGGACGGAACGGAAGGGAGGCACTGCGAAGGGAGCGTGACGGATCGCCAAGTATCACAACCCTGGGGAGCGGCTACGGGCGTGGATACATGCCAATGACGTAAGCGCCGCACAGTTCGCCCGGACGGCAGGCATCAGCCGACAGTACGTCTCAAGGATCATCCACGATCGTCATGGCGCTTTGGGTAGCGCCGTGGTTCGACGGTTGGCTGAGGTAACGGGCATCGACGAACAAGAGTGGTTGAGGCTGGAAGGCCTCCGACGTCGTGAGCGACGCAAGGAAGGGAAGGAACCATGAGCGGACGGAAGACTTTCGGGTCAGAGGTAATCGCTCGAGCGAAACGCATCGGTTGGTCTGTGACTCGCGCTGGCGACGGGTGGCGCATCACCGCGCCGAGCGGCCGATTCACTACCATCCATTCGACGCCAAGTGATGTCAACACTGAGCACGTGGTAACGGCGCGCCTGGCCAAGCTTGGATTCATCGAGGCAGAGAAGGCTTTCGAGGAACGCGCGGAACGCGATCGACAGCGCGCCATCGCTGAAGATGAGGCAACCAATCGACGGCGTACCAAGCTCACCGAGGAACGCTCGCGCGCACTGATTAAGGCGCAGGGTGAGTATGCGGTTGAGGGGTTCGATGCGGACTGGTTGCTCGCCAAGCATCCGGCGCCGGCCGTGCGATGCGGATTCATCGATGCCGCGCTCGCGGAGAAGATGCTCAGCCATGACACGCTGAACCGGCCACCAAAGGTATCGACAAAGAGGATGGTCACCCGTGCACTCCGCGAGGGACGCATGCTGTTGACACACGAGGCGTTCGCGTTCGATACCGATGCCATCCTGCTTGACGGTGGGAACCGGCTTAGGTCGATTGTGGAGACAGGTATCGGCGCCCACTTCTGGGTATTCGTCGGTATGGATCCGGCCACCCGGCATGTCGTTGGTCGGGGCGCGTACCGCACGGCGGGCGACACGTTCTCTATCGCGGGTGTCAGGAATGCCAACCGATCGGCCGCCGCCGTTCGCATGGTGGCGATGCACAAACGACCCTACGCAATGTGGGACTCGTTCCGTCCCGACAATGACGAGCTTCTCGCGGCCTACGATGAGGATCCTGACGGTTTCCAGGGTGCGCAACACGAGGCGGACCGGGTCGTTGGTTCGGGTCGCGTGTCCGGTCACAAGCTGCGCATTGCCTCGCCGATCGTGTCCGCTGGCATCTACATCCTGCGTCACTCCACAGCGGACCAAGAGTACGTGTCGGAGTACCTTCATGGTCTGATGACCGGCGCCGATCTCAAGTACGGCGACGCGCGGCAAGCGTTGCACGACTGGGCAAACAACGTGCGTCGCCCCGGCGCTGTCGCTCCACACCGATACGAGCAACTGGCCGTGTTCATCCTGGCGTGGAACAACCATGTAGCCGGTAACCGCGTGACACGCTTGCATTGGAAGCGTGGCGCGACACCGTTTCCGATGGTCGCCAAGTGGGGTACCGAATGAGGCGCGTGTACCCTCCACCGTCCATAGGGGATTACCGGACGGCGGTCATTGAGACGTGTCCCCGGTGCGGTGACAACCTCTTACTACTGTGCGGACAGATCCTAGGATGCGTGCAGTTGGGCGACTGTAGCGGCGCACGCATGGTCCGGGCGCTGAGTGCAGCGCGCTACCGGCGACGGACGGACCCCCCGTGAGCGAGCCGGACGCAAGGGAAGGTGACGCACTGCTGAGCGCGAGCCAAGTGGCGCGCCAATTCGGGGTGAGGCTCAACACGGTAGCGAAGTGGCGTCGCAAGGGTTGGCTGAGAGCGGTCACGACGCCGGACGGCAAGCGGTACCGGGAGTCTGACATCACGGCGGCATCTATCCAGATAGGACTAACACCTAGGATGGGTCCCTATGGAGTTGCCGACGACTGACGTGGAGTGCTTGAGTTGCGGCGAGGCACTGATTCAAGTGGATCTTCAGTACGATCAGACAGAGACGGACTGTCCGACTCATGGCCGGGAAGTGTTCCTCATCGTCTACATCGCATGTATCCATTGTGGACATCGCAAGCGCGCACCCACGTTCCTCCAATGGGTGTATGCGAGTGCAGCTTGGCGTATGAACTAGGAGACGTCCGGCGCTCCCGGGGGCGCACGTTGGGAGCGCCGGACCCTAGGCCACCCATGAGCTGATTGGGGGTGAGGCCTAGACGGTAGCCGTATCGGTGACCTTGCATAGCTCAGACAGCCGCTCTGATCGCCTCCCCGAGATACCTGCTGACCGACGGAGGTCAGAGCGGCTGTCCACACTAGACAGAATCGTGGTGACTCATGGGCGAGTCAGACCATCTCAGCCGCGTGACGCAACGCGCGCACGCTCAAGCCAGGCGGCGGTTCGGTTGGTCCACGGACGACAGTCCCAATCCGGCCCTACAGATGATCGTGCGACGCGAGCGGCCAGGGTTCGACCTGCATGAGTTGGGTGGCATCCCTTGGGGTGGCGATCCATTGGCGACGCTGGTGCACCTGGTACCCAATCCTCTAGGCGTATCTCTGACGATCGCTGGGCTGGCCACGGAGGGTCGCACGTGGGCCGGATTCACGCTGTCGGTGGAATCGTGGTACGTCAACGACATGAGCGACGATGAGCTGCGAGAGGTGTCGCCATCGGTTCACCCACGCAGGGAAACCGGCCGCTCGACGGTTGGCATGCTGAGCGATGGCCTGACGATGGGTGTAATGGAACGCCGGCGTACTCGAGAGGTGAGCGTCTATGACTTCCTAGCGCCACAGCTACGAGCCACCCGCGTGTATCGGATCCTGCGCAAGCTATGCGTTGACTATCAAGTTGTGCTCGACACGCTTTCAGAACAGTCGGAGTGATGTCATGTCCACGATGGACGCAGGCGATGAGGAACGAGTGTCGATGTACTGCCAGCGACGTCGCACGGCGCTGGATACGATCGCGGATAGGTACGGCAGACGCCGGTACCGCCACACGGTGGCCAACATCCGGTGCGGCTACCTGGTCGCTACCGACCACGAGCCTGACCCGGTACCGCTGTACGTGCTGACCGGCGTTCATATGCGCTGTGACATCCGCTCGGCCAGCGGTCCACAATGGATGTATCGCACGCGCGCGCCGATCGTCGATGGTCCGGACAACTCCGGTTCGTTCTGGGCGATGTGTGGTGACTGCGCCGCGTGCTTCGATGGTGGTGATCTGTACGGCCTGACTGGACGCGCGTTGGCCGAGCTACCGCTACACGTACGGCAGTCTCAGCGGGCCGCGCTCGTGGAGCTGTACCGGCGACTGCTGGCCGAGCGGGTGGCCGCTCGTGGTCGCATCGACGCGACTCATCCGTTCGGAGTGTGGCCACATGCGTCCTAGTCCCAAAGTGACGGACCTACGGCGCCGTGTCGGTTGGCGTGAACCGATCGGGCCGCAATCACTCAATGGCCTAGCGATCCGACGCCGGCTCGGCCGTGCGGAGTGGAAGCCACCTGAACCCTACGAGCCGGACGGCTACACGTTCATGCGCAAGGATGGGATGGCGTCCATTGTGGTCAGTGTCGGTCCGCAGGATGACGGCCACGACTGGATACACGCATCCATCGCCCGCTACGACCGGACGATACCGAGCTATGACGAGTTGAAACTGTTGCACCGCGCCGTGTTCGGCGACGCGCACGCGTACCAGGTGTTCGTACCTAAGGCGGAGCACGTGAACATCCACGAGTTCGCGCTTCACTTGTGGGGACGTCTCGACGGTACGCGCGCACTGCCCGACTTCACGCAGGGACAGGGGTCGGTCTGATGGTGATGTTCGCGGACCCGTACAAGAAGTGTGTCGAGTGTGGACGGTGGGTGAACGGCGCAGTGGAGGGCATTGGGCCGTTGGTGCTGGTGCCGTGCGGCCACCGCAGCGACTACCGCGATGTGTGTCCGTCATGGTCGCCGATAGACGGTTGCACGTGTGCGTTGACGGTGCATCCGCAGCGCAAGCGGCCATACGGCGATGATCGGGTGTACCGACTGGACAGACCCAATGACGGATGAGCAGACGTACCGGTCGCTGTACGGTCACGCTAACGGCGCTTGGTTGCTCATCACGGCCGCGCTCGACACCATCGGACCCCCTACATTGGACGTTGCGGTACCGACGTACGGACTGGTGCGCCTGGAAGACCTAGGCGACCCGTGCGACGTCATCCGACGCATCCACGAGCGCCATGGCGGTCATAAGCATCCGGTACAAGAGGCACTGTGCGCCTACCTCGACATCCGCACGCAGCAAGCGCTGTCGAGGTACGCAACCGGCGCGGTGCAACCGCACTTGACGCCGGACGGCTGGTCACGCCTCGTCCGCGCTTGGTTCGAACCGCGTTTGGTCGATATAGCGATCGCTGAGGTGTACGCCACACGGGAGAACGCGACTACCGACGATCCCGTTTAGGGTCCCGTAGTGGCTTCTGGGGCAGCGTCATGACCGTGAGTGGCTCGGTCTGTCGTGGCGTGGGATCAACGCTCACCGTGGCTTCCGTGGCCCTGAACGCGCCGAGCCGTTCCAAGTGTTGGTGTATCTCCGCTTGGATACTGCGCTCGATCGCTGACACGGAATCGTTCGGCAACGTCGAGCCGGCCCACGCAACCCACATGTCCGGGTCTAGCTTCACCGTCACCATGAGCTGCACTCTCACGCTGGCTCATCCTCCAATGCTCGGGCGTACGGCTCGACCGCGTCCACTGAGGTGTCGGCAGAGATCCACGTCAACTCCCATGGTCCGGAATTGATGCGCTCGCCGCTTCCCCAACCGACCCACTTGCCGTACATGTACCGGTGCGATGGTGTCATGAGGAGTTGTAGCGCGCCCCACCGACGCTCGCCGAGGTAGTGTCCACTGTGGCTAGTGTGCTCGTCCCATGTGCCGGTCAGGATGTTGCCCTCCACCACGAGATGAAGCCGTAGCCATGGCGCTACCTCATGCGGCACTGACTCAACGGTGACCGCGTGACCCACGTGCGACACGATCACGTGGTACTGACTGATGTACAAGCCTTGACGTCCAGTCGACCAGTACTGGTAGCGCGATAGCCACAGCCCTGGTAGCCGTCCGTCCGATGTAGACGTCTCGCTCTCTGGTGGCGGTGTGAACGGTGCCCATGCGCGGACGTGCCGTGCGCCATCACCATCCTCGACCACGGGCGCACCCACGTCATCGGGTGTCACGCCCAGTGTGGCGGCCAGAGCGCGAACGTAGTGGCGTCCGGGCGCAACCTTCCCGGACTCCAATCGTTGTACATGCCTCTTGCTCGCACTAGGAACGCCATGCTGGCGTAGCAGAGCGGCAAGCTCGTCCTGACTCAAGCCAAGACCAATGCGAGCGTTCCTCAACTTTGCTGCGGTGGGAGTACTCATGGTTGCGAGTGTATCACCAGATGTCGTCAGGATGTCGCCTATGGTGTCATCGCTTGGGTCGGTGGTACATCGCCATGCTCAACGACAGAGCCGTGCGGGTGGGTGTCACCAGTGGCGAATCGTCGGACTCGGGCGCCACCGGTCAGAGCCAATCCCCACCCGTACGTGCCGCCGGTACCCGTGAGCCTCCATCCACAACCGCACACGGTCACGGGTACCGGCATCCATGCGCATCGTAGGGAGGCGAGCCGATGATTGATAAAGGCAAAGGTCCCGATAAGCTACCTCGTCGGATCGAGTGGCCGGATGACGAGGTGCGACGCGCGCTCGCATTGTTCGGCTACGATGCCGCACTGATCGAGAGAACGATCGCCGTGCGCCGCAAGGCCAGGGAGAAAGCGGCGGGCGCCGATCAGTAGTGCGTGCACGTATGGACAGCCGTCACGCAAGCACGCGCTCGGCCGATCGACGCGCGTGATCGGTGCATCGATGATCAGCGCGCGGCAATCGATGACCAACTTTTTACGAGTCGGACATAGCGCCAAT